GGGCGAATTAAATCAAACGCGACTAATCAATATTTAACATTGGATCAAAGGACGCAAACAGGATTGTTCTTGTCTCAAGAATTGCAAAGTATAACCCAACAGTGGTATTTTGACAGAACAACCTTGACAAAAGGCCAAGAAGATCAAATTAAGAATGTATTAATACGAAACAAAACGCACGAATTAGACAAAAAGATGGACGAATACCGCAAAAAAAATGGTATTCTAAATAATATTAATTATACTCCCGAAGAACTTGCAAAGCGCGCCGAAGATATAAAGCAGTGTTCCATTGATTGTGCGAAGAGTATAGATATGAAGACTTTAAAAATCCCGCAATCAAGCAAAACTATTTTTATTCCTTATGAAAAAATCCCGAAGTTTTCTGGCACCATTTCTTTGCAATCATGGTTCAAAGTAAAAAATTTTATGGTGACAAGCGAGTATAAACCAATATATTATATTAGCAATGTAATGGGGCTATGGTTATATCCGCAAATATTTAAACTATTTGTTCATTATGATATTAATATCGAAAATAAATCGCAGACGCAGACGCAATTGCAATTGAACGAATGGATTAATGTTGTTCAGATATATACAAGCAACAATATAAAAATATATATCAATAACGAAGTAGTAGTAAATACAAAAATTGACCCATGGGTTGAACAAAAATTTAATTTGACTATTATTAATGATCCAAATATTGTTGTAGGAACAACGTATATATCAAATTATGCTATTGACGATAGCACTATTTCCGAGAGATATAATAACGACATTTACAATAACGCAAATAATCCTTATTATGCCGAACATAATTTATTACAAGACAAATATAAAAAATTATTATCTACGCACGACATGCTTAAATATTCGCGATGCCCGCCTGCTGAAAAATGTGTTCCCGGTGTTGATTTCATGCCGGAATCTGATTCTATTAGAATTTCTAAGACAGAATACGGCCGATTAACCGGGCTTGCCGAAGAACTTAAACTTTGCAATTCTAAAAAAACCCCGGCGCCGAAAACTATTATAAAATATATAACTGGATCCGAAACTACATCTCAGTCTGCAACAGGATCTGCATCTCCGTCTACATCTCCGTCTACGTCTGGAAATAATTCAGGACAAAATGTGATTTCAAATTCCGGACAAAACATAATTAATGCTGGCCAAATTTCGAATGCAGGTCAAATTTCGAATGCAGGCCAAATTTCGAATGTAGGGCAAAATAATACAACGCAGACAGGAAATTTGCCTCAACAAATTATATGTCCGAAACCTGTATGTCCTACAATACCCCAACCCGTATGCCCTAAAATACCCCAACCTGTATGCCCTAAACCGTCGTGTCCTATAATACCTCAACCCGTGTGTCCCAAATTAGATAATTCTTCGTTTGATGTTTTAAAAACACAATATGCTGATTTACTTAAACAAATAAATACTGACAGACAAACTGCTATCACTAAATATGCAACACAGAGTGCAGAGCAAATAACGCAAGAATTGACAAGTTCCCATAAAACAGAAATTACTAATTTAAAAAATACTTATGATATAAAACTTCATAATGCAAACTTAAAATTAATCGAGGCGCAAAAAGAGATTTTGCGCCTTACTAAATCTTTGCAAATATGTAATTCTAATTTTATTTGAATTAACTTCGCAACGTTATTTAAAAATTATTTTAATATAATCATATCTTATATTATGGGCTCGTTCTTTACAAAAAACAATAATTCGGATGATGGACAACCTAATCCTGCGGCTACAAATATGCCGGCTCCTCCCCCACCATCGCCTTCATCAATCAAAGGAAAAGCCCCGCCTGATAACCAAATTATGTTATATGATATAAGAAACCATAAAGAGTATCCGGCTTTATTACAACAATTTAATAAAGAGTGCGACAAAGCAACATTGTTAAAGAAAATAGATGAGTTAAACAAAAAAGTTTTTGATTTGCAATTAAACTTAAAATATTTTGATGTCCCGAATTCGCGAGAGTATAAAGAATTATTGTATAAATATGACGCAGATATACCAAAGATATATTTGCCAAAATTGTATCCTAATTCGAGGAATGAAATACGGGAAACAGAGGCCAATACTAAATTGACATTTCCGTCAAAATTAAATTTATCGAATATAGTAGATACGTATCCATATTCATAAATGAGATATGTCATAGCGTTTTATGTCATGGCGTGTTATGACGTTGTTTAGTTTGATGTAGTTTTTTTATGTAAAAATATGCAAGATCATCCTTTGGTTCATACTTAACTAATAAGTCTAATAGTTTAATATTATCATTTGTAATTATTTCTTTATGCTTAACAATATAAGAAATACCATTATGCATTTTTCCTATTTGTTTTGACATATTATATTATGATATAATATAAATTTTCAATTAATATTCGACTATTACTTATTTTTTTAATTAATAATAATTAAAAAAATAAAAATTAAATAAAATATTGCGTTAAAATATAAATGAGAAAAGATGATGAAAGTCTGGCTTTAATGCGCAAAGAAGCGCTCAAATCTGCTCGCAAATCTTCTGCAACAAAGAAGGCATCTGTTCGCAAATCGTCCGCTACTAAGACATCCGCGAAGAAGGCGTCCGCAAAGAAGGCGTCTGCTACTAAGACGTCTGTGCGTAAGTCAGCCAAGAAAGCATCTGCTCGCAAATCTCTTGTTATTACGACTTCTGCAAAGAAGGCATCAGTGCGCAAGTCCCCCAAGAAAGCGTCTGCTCGCAAATCTCTTGTTATTAAGACTTCTGCAAAGAAGGTGTCACCAAAAAAGTTATCCGTGCGCAAATCTTCCGCTACTAAGAAGACATCAGTTCAACGCGGTTCTGCCCGAAGACGCGAGGTTCTTCGTCTTATAAATATGCAAAAGTCTCGTAGAGAACAGGATGGCGGAAGCCGTGCTACTGCTATTAAGAATTTGATTACAGCATTGCGCAACCGTGCTCTTGAACTTAAGAGTGGTAGTCAACGTGGTGGCGGAGATAGTCAGGTTATGCAACAGGCAGCACCGGCGCAACCTGCAGCACCGGCGTCATCGGCACAACAGGCAGCATTAGTGCAACAGGCAGCATCGGCACAACAGGCAGCACTGGCGTCATCGGCAGCATCGGCACAACAGGGACAAGTGTCACTACTAATGAAACAAACATCACCTGCATCACAGGAACCAGCGGCGTCATCTGCTTCAAATGGCGTCCAAATGCAAGGTCTCGGTTATCGTCGCAGATCCGACCAGGCCGGTGGTAGCCAGTGCGGTGGAAGTAGCAGAAGCCAGTGTGGCGGAGATCGCAGGATAAAAAGGCGCAGTATAACCCGCAGACAATCAGGCGGAAGTCAGTGCGGAGAGAGTCGTTAATTGTTCGTTCAATTTAAATATAAATTATAATAATAGTTTATATATTGCATTATGTTAGATGGTATATATAACTATTTATGTTGCAACATGGTCACAATTATACTTGCAATGATTTTTATCGGCCTTTTATATTATGCATGGTCTTTTGCAAAAAAAGTTATGAATAAATTTAAAAAATCGAACAATGATATTAAAGATATTCTAAAAAATAAAATTGGCATAAAAGACCAACCGAATCTTAAAACAGAGCAAGAAAAAGCACAAACCCAAGACAAGGTTAGTTTTCAAGAACAAAACATTAATGATCATAGCCCGGCCGATGATTCTTCTGAACTAACATTATCTTCATTAGATGAAAAATCAAGTATATATGCCCCAAAATCCGCGATTGATGAGTTGGCGATGGAGCGGATTGATGATATTGACAACATAACCTTTGAAGATTTGACCGAAGACGGCGAGAAGGTTATTTCAGATTTTGTTGAGGAACATAACGAATCCGAAAAGTCAGTTAAATTTAATGATGTTAGCGACAAACCAATTAAAAATAAAATTAAAATAAAAACAAAATAAATAATATTATATTATAATATATATGTTTACAAGATTAAAAGACGATACGTGTGCTTACCAAAAACAACTAACTGAAAGCACGAGCACCTTGAACCATTTATTAGATCCAAGTAAATATTACAATTGCAACCCGTGCCGGATAAACGACGGCATTGTTGGAGGAAATAGCGTTAGTGTTTATTCCGGCAATCTTGTTGATTTAGAGTCTGATTTGCGCGGACAGACAAGGTATGCAAGTAAATGCCCGAGTTTAATGTTCGAACCCGGAACAAATGTCCAAGGCCGTTCTGGTAATAATTGCCCGGATAATTGCAGTGCAAAGAACGCCGCAGGTATTCCGTGCATTGCATCCTGCAAACAAAACCTTGTTCATTTGCCGGAATGTGTAATGTTGCCGCAAAAACCGCGCATTAATAACACGGGTATTTATTTAGATTATCCTGAATGCGCGCCATTGGAGCCTGTCCTTCCTGCAAAACTTCCACCTGCACCGAGGCTTAATACTAACTGGATGGGACAACAGGGAATTTATCAATAACCAAATATATTTAATTTAATTTATTATGACTAATAAAATAAATTAAATATAACATATCATAATATAACAATATAAATCATGCAGTTTCAATTATCGAATAAGGGTAGTTATACCTCAATGATTGCCGAAATCCTTGACAAAAATCCAAATAATATCGTATTTGAAATTTATGCCAAACAAATATATTCAAAACTTAAACGCAATACTTTCATTTATACAAATATTAATTCTCTATCAATTAAGCATAAATGCGCCGATGGTATTGCAAAGTGGTTTTCATTTATTAAACAGGATAACTTTCCAATTATAACCCGCCTTTCGTTGACTGCCCATTTATTAATTGTTCCAAGAAATATTTGCAGGTTATCAACATTAATTGTGTTAAATCTAAACAACAACAACATTGCGACAATTCCGTCATACATTAAACTGCTATTTTCTTTGGAAAGGTTATACCTATGCAATAACAATATTACAACCATTCCCGATGATTTGCATCAATTGCGGAATTTGACTTCATTGCAATTATCAGATAATAAAATAATAAATTTTCCGCACAATTTAGATAAGTTTCCTTACATTCAGGCTTTGTCATTGTCCGGAAACTTATTATCTGATGTTCATCCTTCATTATTTCGTTCAACTTCGCTTTCCGAATTAGATTTATCGCATAACAATATTTATTTGTTTAATGGTTCTTTAATTGCAACCATGAAATACTTAGATTTATCTAATAACAAATTGTCGCAAATATCTGCAAATATTTATGCAATGACGCAATTATACGAATTGGACATATCTAATAATGGTATAACAAACGTATCATCTGCAATCGATTCTTTGTCTAAGTTAAAATTGTTAAACTTGTCAGATAATTATTTACATGAATTGCCGCGAGAAATTTGCGATTTACAGGCACTCGAGTCTCTTGATTTATGTAATAATGCGCTTCTTGAATTGCCGGATAACTTTGGCGATTTTCTTAATATAAGACATATTAATTTAAGTAATAATGCATTGCAGGAGTTGCCATTAAGCATTATAAACTTGCATAATGTTGTCATAAATATTGAAGGTAATGATGAGATTGATCTCGACTACCGCATCGCGGCGTTTTTGTATCCGGAACTTGAAGAAGATGTTGATGTAGTTCCTGCTGGAAACATTTATTTAAATACTGAAAACGTCCATGCATCGAGTATCCATTCTTCTATTAAACAAAGTATAACCGCATTACTTACTGATCCGTGTCCGACTATGACAAAGGAAGAGTTATTTCATTCTATTTATGGTTCTGGCATTTTCTCTGATGAAGTCATGAATGAAATTAACGATGACATTAATGGCGATGCAATACTGACTGCTTGTAATGTATCATATTATGATATACTGTCGCGTGTTTGGGCGCGAATTATTGCAAATATTAATCCTGGAATTTATGCCCGCCTTGCTCAAGAAGTTGTCGATGGGAGTGGCCTTTGTTTCGTAGGAAAAATATCGCGCATAGTTAATTCGCTATCTGGGTTTTATCCTGATATTAATGTTATAATCTCAGATAATGAATCCGCTGGTTGCATTACTCGGCAAATTGTTGCAAGAAGGCAACCGGGCGAAGATGATGCGCATATATTATCTCTAATAAAAACAACATTAGAAGAACGGGGATTTTCTAATGAAATTATTACTGCATGGACGACGGGGATTTTTTAGGCAATGTTTAAATTAATTTTTGTTTTAAACTCTTGCATCATATTATTATATTTATCTTCTAGAAACTTGTTATGAATGCGCGTTTTTATGGAAATGTTGCGAAAAGTATCTATTTTTTCAGAAAAAATGTCAATTAATTCATTTCGCGAATAAATTGCCATTTCGTTATTTACAATAAAATGGCAAACACCAAATGCTATGCCTGCTTGTTTTACTAGTGGCCAATTCATTATTTTTTTTTGGGATTCTTTGGTTATAAATCCCAACAAAAAAGCAATGCCGAACAATTCGCCGGTGTGTTCCTCGATATATGCAATTATTTTTATTTTTTGCACTCGTGGGGCATAAGTTTCTATTTTTGTGGGCATTTTTCTATTTATAATAGAAAGCAACCCTAATGATATTTGATTTGATAATATTCTTGCACATATTTCTGGCAAATCGTATAACTTTTGCAAAGCAATTAGGCCGAGGATATAACCGGAGTTATTTGCATTTATTTTGTGTTGCAAAATTGCATTAATAAATTCGGGTATTACAGAAATAGATACATTATTGCATATGGAACACGCAATCTGGCCGTATATTAATTCTGTTTTAAATAGGGTTTTTAGTTCTGGATATTCTTTTAATTCTGATTTTATTTGAGAGTATAATTGATTATTCATAATTATTAATCATTATATTTTTATATTTAAACTTTGCAATTTATCGGATGTTTATCGTAGATTTATTGTCGCTATTAGCATATTTATGAAAATGATTTTTTTTTGATTTATTATGAAATGTTGTTATAACGCTAAACTTACTAGCGTTCCGAAGACCCCCTTTTCGAGCTTTCCCCCCGTCCATCCGACAATGTCCGCTTCCGCTCCAACATCCGCCGCCGCCACCATAACTGCACTCGTCGGGTTAAACCTAAACATACCCGAGTCTAACCAGATTTTCGATGTTGTTGATGGTGTCTTGAAAAAAACTAAACCAGCTCCAAAGCGGTGGCTGGTCTGTGCTCTTCAAAACTGCGCTGGTTTTTCGGCAGTTTTTAGAAAGCTTAAGATCGACACATTGCCACTTCTTGAAAAATCACCCGCTAAAACCGACCACGACACACTTGTGGCGGGCAACCAGCTCCTCGCGGATTTTGTGAAGCGTTTTAACACCGCACAAAATAGCGAAAAAAGCCGGGATCAACGCCCAAAGGCATTGCCACGTATTCCCTGTGTGGAATGGCTTAAATCTGTGACGCCACTGCTGACAATACACGTCGTTGACAGTGCCGGTGCAGGCAGAGTTATCGGTGGTGCTGGTGCAGACAGAGTTGTCAGCGATGATGATGTAAACAGCGATGATAAACATCTTGCAGATGCGTTGGACGAAGTAGAGCGTGCGGTGGACAGCTCTCCCGCAGTTGATCCCGTGCAAGCAGCTCGTGATGCAGACGCAATAGCTGAACTTGCCGACACAACATGGGTAGTTTCTTCAGCCCAAGATATTGTTGGGCCTATCGAAGTATATCTCGGCGAATTTCAACCCTTAGCCC